ATATAACGGAATGATTCCTATAGAGGAAATGGATGATTTTTATAGATACCCTAATTTGTATTATCCAGATTTTATGATTGATATAGATGATAATATAACTTACTTAGAAGAATTTGAATATGAAAAATATTTGCGGAATGAAGAGTATACAGGATATATTAGACACAAAATTGAAGAATATTATGAATATCATGAAAAAGACGATTTTGAAATGTAATATGGACTATTAAAAGTTCTTTTGATTGCAAATTTCATTCAAGCATCTGCAAATTAGCAGGTGTTTTTTATACTCATTTTCAGGAGGTGAACAGATGCAAATACCGATATTAAATAGATTCATTAAATCAAGAGATAAACCAATTAAGAATTATCTTCCGGGAAGTGTGTATGAATTTTTCTTTGGAATCACATCAAGCGGAAAGACGGTAAATGAAAGGACAGCAATGCAGACAACAGCTGTTTATGCCTGCGTAAGAATCCTTGCTGAAACAATTGCGAGCCTACCGCTTCACACATATAAATACACTAAAGATGGCAAGGAAAAAGCTACAGAGCATCAGCTATACTATCTGCTTCATGATGAACCAAACCCTGAGATGACTTCATTTGTGTTTAGAGAGACACTTATGAGTCATCTTTTATTATGGGGAAATGCTTATGCACAAATAATTAGGGATGGAAGAGGGCAAGTTGTAGCACTTTATCCACTCCTGCCAGACAAGATGAGAGTCGACAGAAACACATCTGGAGAGTTGTATTATGAATATCATTCAGACAAAGGTGTGTATATTTTTAATAAAGATGATGTCCTTCACATACCTGGTCTTGGATTTGATGGTCTCATAGGTTACTCACCCATAGCCATGGCGAAGAATGCAATAGGAATGGCCATGGCAACAGAAGAATATGGTGCATCATTCTTCGCAAATGGGGCAAATCCGGGAGGAGTTTTGGAGCATCCCGGAGTGGTTAAAGATCCAAAGAAAATCAGGGACAGTTGGAATCAAGTATATCAGGGAAGCAGCAACGCACATAGAATTGCTGTGCTTGAAGAAGGAATGAAGTTTCAACAAATAGGAATACCACCTGAACAGGCACAATTTTTAGAGACGAGAAAATTTCAAATCAATGAAATTGCTCGTCTTTTTCGTATCCCGCCACACATGGTTGGAGACCTTGAAAAGTCAAGTTTTTCAAATATCGAACAACAGTCCTTGGAGTTTGTAAAGTACACACTTGATCCATGGGTGATTAGATGGGAAATGTCAATGCAAAAAGCTTTGCTTCTTCCAAGTGAGAAAAGAACATACTTCATAAAACTAAATGTTGATGGGCTTCTTCGAGGCGACTATCAAAGCAGAATGACTGGCTATTCAATAGGAAGGCAGAATGGTTGGTTGTCTTCAAATGACATAAGAGAGCTTGAAAACATGAATTCAATACCGGAGGAATTTGGGGGTGACCTATATCTGATAAATGGCAATATGACAAAGCTTAAGGATGCTGGAGCGTTTGCAAACAAGAACAGCACTAAGGAGGTAGATAATTTTGAGTAAGAAATTTTGGAACTGGGTTGAAACTGGAGAAGGAAGAACTTTGTATCTTGACGGAGCAATAGCTGAAGAAACATGGTACGGAGATGAAATTGCTCCTAAGCAGTTCAAATCAGAATTAATGAGTGGGACAGGAGACATTACTGTGTGGATAAATTCACCTGGAGGCTGTGTTTTTGCTGCAAGTCAAATTTACAACATGCTTATGGAATATAAGGGTAGAGTGACAATCAAAATTGATGGAATAGCTGCCAGTGCAGCTTCGGTTATAGCCATGGCGGGAACGGATGTGTTTATGTCACCTGTATCCATGATGATGATTCACAACCCTATGACTATAGCTTTTGGAGACAAAGTTGAAATGGAAAAAGCAATAGAAATGCTTAATGAAGTTAAAGAGTCAATTATCAATGCCTATGAATTAAAAACTGGTCTTTCAAGGACCAAGCTTTCACATCTGATGGATCAGGAAAGCTGGTTCAATGCAAAAAAGGCAGTGGAACTTGGCTTTGCAGACAAGATACTGTTTATGCAAGAGGAGGAGGCTCTTGAAGTGGAGGGTGCAATATTCAGCAAGATGTCAGTGGTGAATTCTTTACTCGACAAACTGCCACAGAAGAAACAAACAGGAATACCAATTGAAAATCTCGACAAGAGATTAAATCTATTAAAATATTAGGAGGAAACACATGAATAAAATATTAGAATTAAGAGAAAAACGAGCGAAAGCCTGGGATGCAGCCAAGGTTTTTTTAGATTCAAGAAGGGGAAATGACGGACTAATTTCTCCGGAGGACACTGTAACTTATGACAAAATGGAAGAAGAAGTAATAAACCTTGGTAAAGAAATAGACAGGTTGGAAAGACAGGTTGCACTTGACCTTGAGTTATCAAAACCTGTAAACTCACCGATTGTTAACAAACCTTCACAAAATAACGAAATTAAGACAGGCAGGGCTACAGACGAATATAAGGCATCATTTTGGAAGGCTATGAGAAACAAATTAAGCTATGATGTTCAAAATGCACTTGAAGTAGGAACTGACTCCGAGGGTGGCTACCTTGTACCAGACGAGTTTGAAAGAACATTAATTGAAGCATTGGAAGAAGAAAATATCTTCAGGGGTCTTGCAAATGTAATAACCACATCTTCCGGAGACAGGAAAATTCCTGTTGTTGCTTCGAAAGGAACTGCTTCGTGGGTTGATGAAGAGGGAGAAATACCTGAATCTGATGATGCATTCAACCAAGTATCTATTGGTGCGTACAAGCTTGCAACGCTCATAAAAGTGTCTGAAGAACTTCTAAACGACAGTGTATTCAATCTTCAGTCATACATTGCCAAGGAGTTTGGTAGAAGAATAGGTGCAAAAGAAGAAGAGGCATTCTTCACAGGAGATGGCACCGGGAAACCTACCGGAATATTTAATACATTAAACGGAGCTCAACTTGGAGTAACTGCCGCAAGTGCAACAGCAATAACAGCAGATGAAATCATGGACTTGTTCTACTCCCTTAAATCACCTTACAGGAAGAAAGCAATATTTGTAATGAATGATGCAACTGTAAAGGCAATAAGAAAGTTAAAGGATGGGAACGGACAATACTTATGGCAGCCTTCAATAACTGCCGGAACACCTGACACCATACTGAATAGGCCGGTAAAGACTTCAGCTTATGTTCCTACCATAGAAGCTGCTGCAAAGACTATTGCTTTTGGTGACTTTGGATATTACTGGGTTGCAGACAGACAAGGAAGATCCTTTAAAAGATTGAATGAATTGTATGCTGTGACAGGTCAAGTTGGATTTATGGCTACTCAAAGAGTTGATGGAAAGCTTATATTGGCTGAATCTATAAAAGTACTTCAGCAGAAAGCATAAAAAAGGCAGTGTAATGCTACCTTTAAAATTTCAAGGAGGAAAAAACCTATGGGATATAATATAAAAAATTATACGGAACAAGGCGGTGAAAGGACCGTCATTGGAGGAGAACTAAGCATTGTTGAAGGCGGAAAGGTGACATTTGACGGAGTTGAGTTCTCTCCTGAGAAACTTCCAAAGCAAATAGCTTTTCAAACAGACAGTGTTGCTTCCAATACCTCCGGTTTGGTTGCTGATTTTAACAGGCTTCTTGACAAATTGAAGGCATCCGGAATTATGAGCAATAAAGCACCGGTTATAACTATAACTATTCAACCTGAGGATGCAAATGTTATTGAAGGTAGTATTAGTGAAAGCTTATCAATATCTGCTGAAGTGACACAGGAAGAAGACATAAGCTATCAATGGTACAGCAACACAACTAAAAGTAATACAGGTGGTAGTCTTATTGCGGGTGCCACATCAGATGAGTTTTCAATTTCAACAGATCTTTCTGAAGGGACATATTACTATTATTGTATAGCAAGTTCTCTAGATGCTGTAAGCGTTACATCGGAGGTATCTACAGTTACTGTTGAAGTGCCGGTTATAACTATTACAAGCCAGCCTGAAGATTTAATTGTTACGGAAGGATCAATTTCAGAGAGCATATCTGTTCAAGCTGAGGTAACAGGAAATCTTGACTTAGCTTATCAATGGCACAGTAATACAACAGACAGTAATCAAGAAGGTGTATTGATAGCGGATGCCATTACAAGTGAATTGTCTATACCTACAAATTTGACTGAAGGAACTTATTACTATTACTGTGTAGTTTCCTCAACCGGTGCAACAAGTGTGGCATCTGAAATAGCTACTGTTACTGTTGGATCGGCAGGTTAAAACCATTAAAGGAGGATGAGTGTATGATTGCAACTCTTGAAGAAGCAAAGTTGTTTCTTAGAATTGACCATAGTGATGAAGATACACTCATCACTGATTTGTTAAAAACATCGGAAGACTTATGTAAGGATATTATTAGACAGGAGTTTACAGAGCTTGAGACTATTCCTGAAACTTTAAAAACAGCAATTTTATATGGAGTGACATATCTATATGAAAACAGGGAAAAGGCAGACTACAAGGAACTTACATCAACACTTTCATATTTGTTGTTTGGTATAAGAAAGGAGATGTTTTAGTGAATGTAGGAAGAATGAGATATAGGATAGAAGTAGAAGATTTAATTAAAATAACTGACAGGGATGGATTCGTTTCAGAGGAATGGATTCCATTTGCTGAGGTTTGGGCTGACATTACCTCTTTATCAGGCAAGGAGTATTTTGAATCAACACAGGACTTATCGGAAGTTACAAGTAAAATATATATAAGGCAGCTTAAGGGTATTAAAACTACCATGAGGATTAGATATAAAGACAGGTTCTTTAATATTCAATCAATACTTCCTGATGATAGACACGGCATTATAACAATAATGGCAAAGGAGGTTTTGTAGATGGCAAATGTAAAATTCAATCTCCCTGATGAAATGATTCAAAGCATAGCTAAATTAGGAAGCAATTACGACAGCATAATAAAAGCTGTTTTAAAAGAAGGTGCAAAACCATTATATGATACTGCAAAATCAAACCTTAAAGACTCCATTGGAAGAGATACAAAACAAGATTCAAAATCAAAAGGAGACTTGTTAAATTCCATAAGGATTACAATGCCATTCCTTGATAAGCACAGCAACTGGGGCATTAAGGTTGGGTGTGAAGGCTTGGACAGCAAGGGTGTGTCCAATGCTCTTAAGGCTTCTGTCTTAGAACATGGCAAGTCTGATCAGAAGGCAAGACCGTGGCTTAAGCCAAGTGGATCAAAATCCAAGAAGGCATGTATAGAAAAGATGAAACAGACAATAGAAGCGGAGGTTGATAAGCTGTGAGCGTATATGAACTAATAATAAACACACTCGAACCACTCAATATACCTGTTTCGATAAATGAAAATATCGACAAAGATGCTGAAAGGTATATAGTTATTATCCCATTGTATGATGGATTCGATGTATTTGTAGATAATAAGCCAAGTATTGAAGTATCTGAAATAGAACTTGCTGTGTACTCGAAAGGAAATTACTTAAAATTAGCAAAAGACATATCAATATTATTAATTGATGCAGGATTTACAATAACAAACAGAAGATATTTAGAATATGAAAAAGATACAAAACTCCATCACTACATTATAGATGTGGCAATGGAGTCTTGTTATTAGGAGGTATGAAAATGGCAACAATAGGACTTGATAGTTTATATTATTCAAAGATTACAGAAAACACTGACGAGATAGAAACATATGCAGAACCAGTTAAACTTGCAAAAGCAATAAAAGCTGATTTGTCAATAGAACTTGCTGAGGCAATTCTTTATGCAGATGATGGTGCTGCCGTTGTAGTTAAGGAGTTTAAGAATGGGAAGCTGTCACTTGGAATTGATGATATTGGCTCAACTGCTGCAGGGGATTTGACCGGAGCTAAGATTGATGATAATAAGGTGTTAATATCTACAAGTGAAGATGGAGGTGAACCTGTAGCTATAGGTTTTAGGGCAAAGAAAGCAAACGGAAAATACAGGTACTTCTGGCTTTATAAAGTCAAATTCGGAATACCTGCTACAAATCTTCAGACTAAGGGAGACAGCATAACGTTTCAGACACCTACAATAGAAGGAACCGTAATGAGAAGAAACAAGGTTGATGGTAACGGTAATCACCCTTGGAAAGCGGAAGTAAATGAGGATGATACAGGAGTTGTAGCTGGGACTATAAGTGGCTGGTTCGCTGAAGTTTATGAGCCTGTTTTTGAAAAAGAGGTTGTAATAACTATTACAGTCCAGCCTCAGGATGGCACTGTTTCACAAGGTGTTGGTGCAGAACTGTCAGTAACTGCATCTGTTTCAAGTGGAACACTTTCCTATCAGTGGTATTCAAATGATACAAGCAGTAATGAAAATGGGACTTTGATTGATGGAGCTACCTTGTCAACCTATACAACACCTACTGCAGACACAACAGGAATTTATTATTACTATTGTGTATTATCAGTAGGCAGTGAATCAGTAACTACTAATGTTGCTACTATAACAGTAAGTGAATAAGGAGAATATACATCATGGATCAAGAAAGAAGTAGCGTTATTTTAATAGGAGGAATTGATTACAAGCTTATCCTGACTACAAGAGCAACTAAGGAAATTGCTAAGAGATATGGTGGACTTGAAAACCTTGGTGAAAAACTTATGAAGTCAGAGAACTTTGAAATGGCTCTGGATGAGATTGTGTGGCTTATCACTCTTCTTGCAAATAAAAATTTGATGATTCATAATCTGCAGAACAAGGATGATAAGAAAGAGCTTCTAAAAGAAGAGGATGTTGAGATACTTACCTCTCCCCTTGAATTAGCAACATACAAGGAAGCAATTATTGAGGCTATGTTTAAAGGCACAAAACGATATGTAGAATCAGAGGAAGCTGAATCAAAAAACGAATTGGTCGAGTAAGCGATGAAGAATTGTTT